ATGAAATCAAATTTAGCACATGAACCACCAATACCTCAAGGGCAAGTAGTTCATTTTCCAAAAAATGAGCGCAAAGCTATGTCGAATAAAGAAGAGCGCTACACCAAGATGCCAAATGGTTTAATTGACGGTCAGATCATGGCTCAGTTAAACGATAAGGCATTTAAGTGTTTAATGTTTGTCATGCGTCAAACCATTGGATTTGACCGCGCATCTCACCCAATTGCTATCACTCAATTTCAAAAATATTGCGGTATCAAAAAACGCGATACGGTTATGTCATGTATTCGTGATCTGGAAGAACTCGGCTTAATCAAAGTTGAGAGAACAACAGGCTGTCTAAGCGAATATCAATTCACTCCTGACCAGTACCGCGAAAAGGGACTAGTACCAAATGAGGGTAGTACCCTTAAAGGTGATGGGACTAGTACCACCAAACGGGACGGGACTAGTACCGTGAAAGGTGACGGGACCAGTACCGTTGAACGGGGCACTATTAAAGAAACACTTAAAGAAACATTTAAAGAAAACTTTAAAGAGAGAAACGCACAGGAAAATTCGGTTGATCAGGTTCTAAATCTCTGGACACCAGATTTACATTCTCTGAATTCTTGGTTACAGCGATCAGGTGAAACCCCGATGACCCAAGAACTGGTGAATCAGATTTTACTTGAAGTGAATGCCCATTACGAACCACGTTTGAACGCAGGCTTGATCACAGATACCCAGATGTATTCAAACTTCGTGAAGTGGATCAAACGTAAATATACTCAAAAAACGTATCAATCTTCTGAAAAACCAAATTCTAATCTTGACGTGAATACAGCCTGGGCAGACCAAGCATCGCAATATCACGCACCAGTGGATTCACCAGTCCATATTCCGGAGGACTTTGTATGAACGCAATGTCGATGTTGACTCAGGGATTAAAACAAACACAAGCGATCTGCTCGAAACACAAAACCGCCATGGTACAAGCAGGCCCTTTTCAGAAGTGCCCACAATGCGCCGTTGAGTTCCATGAAGAACAACTCGCACAAGCACAGGCTGAAATTGATCGTACCGTACGTGAAAAACACTTTGCAGGGGCAATGCTTCCAGAGCGCCATGCAACATCAGGTTTTAAGAATTACAACGTTCAACACGCTGGACACCAGAACGCACTGAATCAGGTTGTTTCCTTTGCCAAGAACATGATCAGCGGCCACAGAAACAATTTTGTGATGGTTGGACCTACTGGTACAGGAAAAACTCATCTCAGCTGCGCTACGGCTCGAACATTGCTCAACAAAGGCAAGTATGCACGGTACATCACCAGCGAAGATCTGGCACAGCGAATCATGAACGCATGGGAGCAGCCGGACGCTACAGAAAAATCTGTGATTTATGATTTCAGCCAGTACGACCTGTTGATCCTGGATGAATATGGATTGCATGACCGTGATAAACGTCGGGAGTTGGTGCACAAAGTCCTGTATGCACGTTATGACCGCATGAAGCCGACCATGCTGATTTCTAATCTGACATTAGCTGAGCTGCAGAAAGACTTGGGTGATCGTCTTTGGTCTCGTTTTCAACAGGGTGGATTAACCGTAGTTGAATGCAATTGGACAGATCAGCGTGTAGGGGGTGGGGTGTGAATACAACAATTGAAGAATTTTTGAAAAATGGTGGCGAGATTAAGCAAATTGATTCTGATGATCAGTCAAAAATCCATAGGAAAGTTAGCTTTGAAGATCAGATAAGTTTGATGCTTTTTGCTTGTTATGCCACTACGCCATTTTCAGTGAAGGACGTGCAAGAAGCTGTTTTTGATTTCCATAGAACCACTATTTACAGCCTGCTTCAGGAGCATGTCAAAGGTGGTTATTTGGAGCGTGTATCAGAGAGTCATTACCGTGCAACTGCATATGCCAAAGACATTATGAATGTAAAGGGTGAAATTGCCGTATGAAGGATCTAAACAAAGCGCTGATGTTTATTTTCATGGCTATTGGCGCCGTTGTATTGAGGGTTTGGGGTGAATGACCAGCTACTCAATCGCTGAATACAAGAAAATGGTGAAAGCCACCAGAGCGAAAGGGCGTTCCAAGCGCCCTAAGGTTAAAAGTGAAAAGATACCGAATGAGTTTGAAGCAAAGCTGGCCAGAGAATTAAAGACTTTAAAAATTGAGTTTGAGCAGGAATTTGAGTTTCACCCAAAGCGGAAATGGAGAGCTGATTTCCACCTGGTAGGAAAAAAGATACTGGTAGAAGTTGAAGGTGCGATCTGGAGTGGAGGAAGACATACCAGAGGCAAGGGGTATATCGGGGACATGGAAAAATATAACGCCGCAACCATGATGGGTTTTCAAGTATTAAGGTTTAGTACAGATCAAGTGAAGTCAGGTCACGCGATCCAGCAAATTGAGAAGATGGTAGGGGAATAGGGATGAATGCGATGGTTAAGGTTCAAAATATTATGCAGGCGGTTGATTGGGGTAAATACTCACTAGAGGAATGGCTTTATCAATTTGGGGCTTGGATGAATAGCGTGGCTGGGACATGCGGCAAGAGCATCAATCCTATTGCTGTTGCTATGGATGAGGCGGTTGTAAAGCAGCGCAAGTTTAAGTTGGGTGTGAGAAAGACTCGTCAAATTATTGCTGATTCAATGCTGTCAGAGGAAAAGCCGAAATTATCCAGAGTTGGGGTGGTTTGTGAGATTGATGATAATGAAGCTCGGGCAGTCCAGCGCTTAATTCTGGATATGCAGGGTCAAAGTGAAATCATGGATGAGTGGATGGATGCGATTATCTGCCGTTATTTTTATGGGAATTCGTGGTCGCAGATGGTGAAATGGGAGATGAATCCAGTGGGCGACATGGTGAAAATGTATTCAGAAAATGATGCTCGTGCTGATGTGAAGTGCGGTTTGGCTGCATTGCACTGTCGTTATAAGTTCATTGAATATAAATAATGATTAGGGATTGACCTTGTACAAGGGTAATGCTAAATTCGTGTTATAGTGGTGCGAAGTGTAAGTAAGTCGCACTACTGATAGAAGGCTCATCGAAAGGTGGGCTTTTTTGACATTATTTATTCATAAAATTAAGTGATAATGCCTTTTTGTTTTTGAGCTCTAATTGAAATGGCGATTTTAACTGTTAAAAAACTAGAAGATACTCTCGGTAAATTAGTGGCTGAAGGCAAAAAGCCTGAAAAGATTTTATTAGGCTATAAAGTGTATGGCGAGCTAATGAATGATCGTAGCTTTTTTGAGGAAGTGGCTGGCTCGGCAATGGATCCAAACAAACGAAAATATAAAAATATTAAAATTAAGGTTACCCAAGACGAATACCAGTTTGAAGTGAAGTGTTCAAAAGAATAGGTTTAAGCATCAAGGAAAGCTCTCCAAATGGTGGGCTTTTTTAATGCTTAGAATTTATTACCTGAAAAGAAAATTAACTTAAGTTCAACATTTGAAAACAGTTTCTTAATATTCTCTATACTTTCTGATCAAAGCCTTAGTGCTATATTGTTTTTGCGATAAGAAGAAGACGTAATACGAAGAAAGTGACTACAGCACTGGCCCACTTATTTTGACGAGTAAGTGGGCTTTTTATTGCCTGTAAAAAGGCGACCCAAGCCTACTGGAGTGCTGACCAGCGGAACATGCCTTCGAGTAAACTTCCTTCGGGAATCTAGACTAGGGAGTAGCGTCCCGACCTAAAGAGGATTGAAAGCAAGTAAAGCAGACCGTGCATGTTAGGTGTGTGTGATTGTGAGTAGCGGTAGATCGGTTGCCGAGCCGATTAATATCGAAACTATAGGCAGGGTGTGGCAGATCACCACATCCTTTTTTTAATGCGCCATTAGCTCAACTGGATAGAGCATGGGTTTTCTATACCAATGGTTGTGGGTTCGAATCCTACATGGCGTGCCAGATTCTAAAAACGAGAAGCAAAACAGTTTGTCTCTCGAAAACAATTAGAAAGGAGAATCAAATGCTCCAATTTATATTCTGTTTATTCGGCCTACACGGTGCGACTGAGATCAATTACACGATTGATGATGAGGAAATCAGGGTGTGTCGGGATTGTTTGAAAGAAGTTGAATAACAATCACTCAAGCAAAGAGCTGTTTCATAAAGCTGTAATATTTAAGCAATATAGTTGCTCTGCAAAAGAAGAAAGACGTTGTGACGCAAGTCAAACCCGTTTAATTGGAGAGAGTTAAACGGGTTTTTTATTGAAATATATTACTATTTTCCTTTCGTCGAACATATTACGACTCAAACCCCGTCATTAATTTGTCGGGGTTTTTCTTTTCTTATTGGTGGTACCTATGACAGACAAAGTACAAGCTAAACAAGACTTAGAATTTTGCAGTACTGAGCTGTCTAAGTATCAGAATCTCAGCAGATCTGGATTGACGCGTCATCAAATGATAGTAATCGATGAAATTATAATTAAGCTGAAAGAACGCATTAATAATTTACGGTTCACTTTGTATGGATGAAAAGGCTTATAAACTTTTCACCCAAAAAATCCCGCCAAAAAAGAAATCGCGTGTCAGACCCCTACCCAAAGCTGGTGAAAAATACTTAGAAGCATTCGATCGATTAAAAGAAATCTTGGATCGGATGGAAATCAAATACGAAGAATATTTTCACTTTAAAAGTACGAAGCACTGGCGTTTTGATTTACACCTGGTTGGCTATCTCACATTAATTGAAATTGCTGGTGGGCCTTGGTCTGGTGGTCGAAAAGGTAAATTAGCCACAAAAGCCTGGAGTATAGATCGCTATGACCATGCTGAAGAAATGGGTTACCGCTATCAGCGTTTTGAAGTCAATGATATCAACATGGGCCGTGCAACTACCTGGCTTAGAAATTTAAAGGCATCTTATGGAACAGTTCAGACCATTCCCGCCGACGGAGCTGATTGATCAGGCTGAGGAAGAGGAAGCCATTCGCTTGGCACCTGCGCCAGAGCTTAAAGAATGGGTCATGAATAACTGGCTTACTTTAGGTGGTGAGTTACATAACCCGGATCATGATCATATTGCTGAATTACTGCATGACAATGAAGAGTTCCTTGCATTCGCCTGGGCTTCATCTGCCGCCGTAGCGAAAAAACGTATGGTGTTAGGCCAATGTGAAAAGGTCATGTTTAACGTAGGTGGCTGGAAGAAAGCACGCCAGGAACAACAGATGCGGGATTGGTTCGGCTTTGTACCTCAATATCTGATTACTGTGGATGCTGCTTTCTGTGAGCAAGCCTCAGATCGTGAGTTCTGCCGGCTGATTGAGCATGAGCTTTATCATATTGGTGTTGAGCGCGATGAAGACGGTGAAATCATTTATAGCGATATGACCGGACTGCCCAAGCATTACCTGGCTGGCCATGATGTTGAAGTGTTCTTTGGTGAAACTAAGCGATGGGGTGCTGATGAGTCTGTTAAAAGACTTCTGGAAATTGCCAGGAATGCGCCGTTTGTATCTGAAACGAATATTGCTGCGTGTTGTGGTAACTGTGTGATTGGTTAATTTTTTTGCCCATTTAGGTTGACGTAGGTTGACAGGATTAAGGATATGGCAGTTCTTAAAAAAGAGATAAAACTCTTTATAGTTCGATCACTTGCCAGATTTAACACACCTACCGAAACAGCGGAACTCGTCAACCAAGATTACGGGGTGCAGGTTACAAAGCAGCAATGTGAAAAATATGATCCAACAAAGCGTGCAGGTGAAAATCTAAGCGATGAATTGAAAGCTGAGTTTGAAGTAACCAGAAAAGACTTTTTGGAAAAACCTCAAAATATTCCTATTGCAAACTTGACTGTTAGACTTCAGCGTTTAGAAAATCAATATCAAAAGCATGGCAAGAATCGAGTAGCCGCTTTGAATATTTTGAAGCAGGCTGCCGAAGATATGGGTGGTAAATATACCAACCGACAGGAAATCACTGGTAAAGACGGCGAAGCATTACAAACAACAGTTGTGCACGCTACCCAAGACCAAGTCGAAGCAGCAGTGAAAAAGGCCCAAGAGGAATATTAAATGGATCTGCAAACACAGGTTGAAAAGAAGCTGTGTGAAGATGAGCATTTATATTTCACCCGGCGATTCTTTAAACCCCGTATGGGTTTTAAATTTACTGTGAACTGGCACCATGTTTATATCTCTTGGATCATTGATCAGGTGATAGCTGGTGAGATTGCGAACGTAGTTATCAATGTTCCACCAGGGGCCGGAAAAACTGAACTGACCACCAACCTAATTCCACGTGGCTTAGCCTTAAATGCCCGGTCACGGTTTTTGTATTTGTCCTTTTCCCAATCACTGGTAGAAGGTGTTTCAGATACTGCGCGTGACATTGTGAAGTCGAAAGACTATCGCCAAATGTGGGATTTGACAGTATCCAACAGTACTGATTCAAAGAAAGAATGGAAAATCACGGTTGAGGACTATGACGTTGGTCATGTGTATGTTGCCTCTATGGGTGGACAGGTCACTGGACGACGGGCAGGAACACTCGCAGATGATGGATTTACTGGCTGTATCATCATTGATGATCCGTTAAAGCCCGAAGATGCTTTCAGTAAGATCAAGCGGGATGCAGCGAATCGGAAGCTACTGAACACGGTGAACTCCCGTAAAGCTAAGTCTGATACACCGATCATCATGATCATGCAGCGTCTTCACACTGAGGATCCAACCAATTTCGTCATGACAGGCAATTTACCTGGTGAATGGACTCAGATATCCATCCCGGCACTGATTGATGATAAGTACATTGCAACCTTGCCAGACCACATACAAAAGTTGGTACCGCGAGATGCTGAACGAGATGTGCAGGGGCGCCAAAGTTACTGGCCAAAGAAAGAATCATTGCAATCTCTTTTGCAGCTTGAGAAGGGCGGTAAGGACAAAGAAGGTGCCACAGTATCCCGTTATACATTTTCAAGCCAGTACATGCAGCAGCCTAAGAAACTTGGCGGTGACCTGATTAAGTCTGAGTGGTTCGGGTTCTATAAAGAACATCCAGAGCTACAGTGGCGCGCCGTCCTTGTTGATACAGCGCAGAAAACCAAAGAGCACAATGACTACTCTGTATTCCTACTTGTAGGCATGGGGATAGATGGCAAGCTGTACTTGCTTGATCTTTTACGTGGCAAATGGGAAGCACCGGAGCTAAACCGTCAGGCGAAAGCCTTTCTGGATAAGCATAAAGAATACACCTGGCACACCAAGCCTATTCGCTACATGAAAGTAGAGGACAAGGCATCCGGTACCCAATTGATCCAGACACTCGGTACTTACTCAGGTGTTGCTGTGATTCCGGTCCAGCGTAATACAGACAAGTTATCCCGTTTTATGGATGTACAAGTCCATCTTGAAGCGAACTATAAGGACAAACCGGTAGATCGTTTTGTGATGGTACCTAAAGATGCTCACTGGGTAGGCGAGTTCTTTGAAGAGTGTGAAGCGTTCAATGCGGCATTTACCCATGATCATGATGACCAAGTGGATACACTTATTGATGCGATTGAAGATGCAGTGATTGCGATTAATTACAGCCCACCAGCGGCTTAAGGTTTTATTTATGGCTAAGAAAAGTAAAAAGTCTGAAAATAGCAAGCCCGAATCTGGTGCACTCTATTCTCATGAGGCAGAGCAGGCCTTAATCAGCTATTTGACGAAAATGCCGGATGGTGATGAGGTTCTTCGTAAGGCTGGGGTCACACGTCCACGGTTAAAAGTCATGATGTATGACGATGAGATTTATCAGGCGATTGAAAAACGCCAGGATAAACTCGAAAGTGCATCATGGCGTGTAGAACCAATGGATCGACCGGAATCCAAAATCATCATGGAGCATTTGCGCGAGTGGTGGTCTGAGATTCTATTGGGTGCACAGAATGCCCGCTGGTATGGGTATTCAGTTTTAGAAGCCATCTACAACAAACCAGAAGAACCAAGCCTACATATTGAAGGCGATACTATTACGCCGTTTATTGGCTTTAAATGGATTGGTGAAAAGCCAATGCAATGGTACGAGCCTAAAAATGACGGTCGCCTGATGTTGTTGGCTAACTACAATGCCACTCGGCAGGATCAGGAAGTAGACCAGCGTTTCAAGCACTTTTTGACACGTTGCAAATCTACTTATGAGAACCCTTTGGGTGAGGCTTTATTAAGTCGACTGTACTGGGTCTGGTTCTTCAAGACTTCTGGTTTTAAGTTCTGGGCCAAGTTTGTAGAAAAGTTTGGTTTGCCAATGCTGGTAGGTAAAACTGCCGGCAAGACGACTGATATGCGTGATGCACTACTTAGAGCTCATGCCAGTTCGGTTATTGCCTTAAGTGGTACCGATTCTGTTGAAATCCAAACTGCCAATACTAATGGCAATGCATCCCAGACATTTGAAGTCTTTGATAAGAACCTTGAACGCCGTATTCAGAAAGTCATCCTTGGCCAGACTCTTACATCTGGTACCGATGGCTCTGGATCTCGTGCCTTAGGTGATGTGCACCTTGAAGTTCAAAACTCAAAGTACAAAGCCGATGTTCGGATGATCATGCCGACGATTCAAGCCATTATTAATGCACTATGCGATATCAATGGTTGGGAGCGCCACCGGGTCATCATTGGTGAAGAGAAGTCACTGGAAGAACCTAAAGCGGATCGTGATGTGAAGTTGAAAAATGCTGGTGCAGTCTTAACGCCGCAATACTTTAAACGCGAGTATGGGCTTGAGGATGGCGATGTGATTGAACAGAACCAGATTGGCTTCAATCAATTCACCGCTTTACCTCGCCAGGCATTCAACTTTAAGGCAACAGCAAACAAGCTTTCACCTGAACAGCAAGAAGTTGAAGAGCTGACAGATGGCCAGGATGAATTGCAGCTACTGGAACCAGATCAGGTCAAAGAATTGGTATTCAAGTCTGATAGTCCTGAAGCTCTGGCTTATAACTTGATGCAATTAATACCTAATGCAACTCAGACACAGTTCACGGCCAATCTGGATCAGGCTTTGTATGCTGCGGATGTGTTGGGGTATGTGACGGCGCAAGGTGGGAAATAATGGAAGATATTCAGGCGTTATATGATGAGTTTGAAGAGTTTTGCACCAAATATTGTGGACTGGCTTTCGATGAATTCTCAATATATAAGCGTAAGAAATTAGGCCATTACTTTGATGCTCGTGATGAATATTTCAAGCTTTGGTTGAATGCAAAGCATGTATATAGCAAGGATGCCGGCAATGCAACCAGTTACCTTCCTTGAGGCACTTCGTTACGCTCATAGCAAAAAGATCGTGCTACCTGATGAGTTCTATTCAATGGACCTTAAGACCCGGCAGATGGCAACTACGGTTAGCTTTCTATCGAGTCTTGAGCAGATTGAGACTGTCATCAAAGCGGTGAATAAATCGATTGCCGACGGCGGTACCTTTAAGGACTTCCAGAAGTTACTTGAAGAATCTGAAATCATTCTGCCAAAGCACTACCTGGATAATGTATTTCGTACCAATATTCAAAGTGCTTATGGTCATGGCCGGTGGCAACAACAGCAACGAAATAAGGCCAAGCGACAATATCTGATGTACGTGGCGATCAATGATAGTCGAGTGCGTCCGAGTCATTTGGCTTTGAATCGGATTGTATTGCCGATTGATCACCCGTTCTGGCTAACACATTACCCGCCGCTGGGCTTTCGTTGCCGCTGCACCGTGATTGCCTTAACTGAGAAGCAGGCATTGAAATACGGTATTACGCCTGATGATCAGTTGCCTGAGATAGCTGAAGCCTTAGATTGGAGTTCTCATCCATTGCAGTTTGGTGAACTAGAATCGCTGGTGGATAAAAAGATCAGTGCTTCGAGCCTGGATAAGGAATATCTCCTCGAGCAGAAGGAAGTTATCAAGGCTGAATGGACAGCAAGTAAAAAGCTCACCAGTCTATTTGCTCCGATGGATGATAAGACTCGGGACCTGTTTGATACGGTAGCCAATACGGTAATTCCACTTGATCCAAGTATTCGGCCAAGTGCGATCCGTACCTTCTTGGACTATGTGCAGGGAAATGATGCCGCACTGACTGGCTATTTAAACTCTGCTACAAGCTCACTAGCTGATGATGTACTTAAGCGCTGGCTGAGTACCGATATGGCAGCAATTCAGGCTGTTGCAAGCAATACGGCTTCAACCGTAGTGGGTGCTGCGACACTTAATCAAGTAGCGGCTTATCAGGTGGGGCAGACAGTTCAATTGAATGCGCCGTTGCTGATGGCTGATACAGCTTCAGATATCGTGATTAAGATTGAGAATGCTAAAGGCTTGGGTGTTGATCTGGATATGTTGAATGCTGGTAACGGTGTTCTCATGCCGATGGGATTGTCTTTTGAAGTTGTTTCGATTGAAACGGTTGAAGGGCAATTAATTTATACATTAAAAGCTTTGGTGAATTAGATGACAACAAAATTAAGCCTTACAGCTACGCCGGTGCGTGTATCGAATGGAAGTAAAGAGGTACATGTGACCGTTAATAAGGGTTCTAAGCCACGATATGCAATTAGTGTTGCTCAGCCCAATACAAATCAATATCACGTGCTTTTAGAGCCAGTGATGAATATTGGCGAGGGTTATACCGTGTGGATGTGGAAGGGTGATTCCGACCCGTTGGAAATCGTTTACTCAGAGAAAATGTAATGATCAAAACACCGCTAAGCACCGTCATTGGCGGTGCATTTTGGACACCGGGAGCCACTGTGATTGGTGGCAACACACCAACCCTTGGCCAGCAGATTCAGAAGCTATTTGCGAATGGCGAACAGGGCTTCTTCTACGACCCTAACGATCTGAGTACGATGTTTCAGGATGCAGCGGGGACTACGCCAGTTACAGTAGCAGGGCAGCCAGTAGGATTAGTGCTGGATAAGAGTAAGGGACGTGGTTTAGAGCATATCCTAACAAACAGTAATGACTTTACACTATCTTCGGATAAATGGAGTAAGGGCAGTAGTGTGCAGCTCTCACTAAACCCTACTAATGGTGCTGCACGTGTAGCTTTTAGTGGACGATACACTGACGCAAATAACCACTTTGGTTATGGAGAGCAAAGGGCAAATCTCCGCGAAATGTTTGAAGTATCTTTTGATGCTAAATGGGTGTCAGGAAGTAATCTAGTCGTCACTAATGGGTATTCATCAGCAATTGGTGTTGTGACACCGCAAGAAAACACAGGGATTACTAATAGATACTCTTTCAAGTTATTCAATAATTCCGGTGGTCTTAATCGTGCCATTATATTTAGCAGTTCTTCTTCTATTCAAGAGGCTATATGGGAGGTTTCTAACGTCTCTACTACATATATATTAGGAAACCACTCCTACCAAAACACATCCGCATCAAGACCTATTTTACAAGACGTCCCTAAACGTATTGATTTTGATGCAGTAGACGACAAACTCATCACAAACCTACCAGCACAATTAACAGGCTGCACAGTGATTCGAGCAGTCCCGAATGTCGGAACTCAAATTCTGACAAGTCAAACAATCCCTGCCACATATGAAGACAATAAAGACCATTGTGGACTGATTGTGATTAACAGGGCTTTAACTCCTAGTGAAACCTCAGCTATTGCGGCTGAATTCAACAAGAGGGCTGGTGTATGAAATTCAACTTATCAGTCGTCAATATCATCCCCGATGCCCACAAAGACGCAATCAACCAGATTGCAGAACTCTACGGATGTGGCCCTAACAACTTGTCTGTTAAACTACAAGGTGAAGATGGCATCTATTGGGGCTGTCATTCGTGGTGGAAGCCAGAAGATTATGCAGTATTCAGCGATGATGAATTGCGACAGCAGGCAGTACCCACCGAGTTACAACCATCACTTGAGTTTCTGTATGAGAGACTAATGCTAGACGGGGATGCTCGGGAGAATTGGCAGGCTGCTTTGGATGAGCTGAGGTTAAGCCTTGTTGAAGCCGAATAAACAAAATTAATTTGAGCCGTCCGAAAGGGCGGTTTTTTTATGGAGCATGAAAAATGCCAGATCCAAATGAAGAGCGGCTGAAGTATTTATTTAATGCCTCTGCGATTGAGGTACCCAAAGCCGAGGAAGGGCAGAAACGGAAATTTAAAGGCACTGCTTATGCCGGTGGTCGTGTAGATGGTCACTGGTATTGGGGACGCTCAGGTGTGGTGTTTGATCTTGATGGAATTGAGATTGATAAGCCAACAGCCTTGCTTGAAGAACACTTCGGCTCAAGTCGAATTGGTGTTGTTCAAGCCGTAGATACAAACGGAAAGATTGATGTATCAGGTGATTTCCTTACAAACGCCAAAGCACAGGAAATTGTCCAGGACTCTGATGACGGTTTCCCGTTCCAGATGTCGATGATGATTGATCCGGGATCGATTGAAGAAGTGTCTCAAGGCAAAACGGTCACTGTAAATGGTCAGTCGTTTGAAGGCCCAATCACCATCTTCCGTCAAAACCGTATTCGTGAATTTACGATCTGCTCGACTGGTGCTGATCGCAACACATCAATTAAAGCCTTCTCGGGCAAAGCCAATCCAAACCCAACCAAAGAGGACACCAACGTGACCGAATTAGAAAAAGCACAACAGGCCAAAGAGCAGGCAGAGCGTGAGCGTGATGATGCCCTAGCTGAACTTAAGCAATTCAAAGCACAAAAGCGTGCTGATGAAATTGCAGCTTTAGAAACTGAGCTGAAAACACAGTTTAGTGCTGAAGATAAAACAGCTTATACCAATATGGACGATTCAGTTTTTGCCTTCACGGCTAAGCAACTTCGTCAGTTCTCGGCAGGTAGCCAACAGCCGCCAGCTACACCGCAGGCACAACAAACACCAAGTGTGAATCCGGCATTTGCTCACTTGTTTAGCCATCAAGCTAATCCGGGGCAAGGTGGCCAGTCAAACAACAATGACACTCACAAATTCACTTCAGGTGCACAAGCATTTGCAGAACAAAAGGGGAAATAATTCATGGCTATTCACTATGTACCGCCTATTTCGGTCACTTCAAAACGGCTGATCCTGGACAATGAAAAATTACGTCGTGCCAATGCAAAGGTGCCAACCGCCACAGCATTTAAATACGGTGATCTATTAACGGTGTCAGATACCAATGTACTGGCTCATGCTGTAGATGAAAAAACATGGGATGTGATTTGTGGTCAGGATGTATCGGCTGCAGAAGCCACAATCAAGGCCGCTGACGGGATCGAAATCCCGGTGTATTACGGCGGAGTGTTCAGTATTGAAGCTGTATCTGTAAATGGAACCTTGCTGACTCCTGCTCAATATGATGCAGCGCGTGCACAGGCAACTAAAAACAAAATCGAACTTTCTAAGGTGTAATTAACATGCCACAGTCTTTTAATATTGAAGGTGCTCCACTTGAACTTCTTGATGTGGGCGAACTTGCACTAATCCACTCAAATTACCGTCCAATGGATACTTGGCTTTTAGACAAGCTTTTCCCAAACCGCCCGTTATTTAACCGTGATGATGTGCCTTTGGCTGAAGTGTCTGCCGAACATGATCTGGCGCCGCTGGTATCTCCGCAACAGCCTGGTAAGCCATTTGATACCACCCAATCTGGTGAAGTACGTCATGTGAAGCCGGCTTACTACAAGCCAAAAAATCAGGTCACTCCGGCTGAAACTTTTGAAATTGCCTTGCTGGAACGTTTACGTACTGCAGGTATCATCTCAACTGGTAACCAGCGACTATCTGAGCAAGAGCAAATGATCATTGCTCAAATCTCGGTAATGAAGCGTAACCATGATGCGATTGATAACTCAGTCCTCATGATGGCAATTGATTTACTGAAAAATGGTAAATACGCGCTTCACTCCGATGATTATGAATACAACCTGGTGGATTACCGTCGTGATGCATCTTTGACATTTACGCCATTAACCAAATGGAATGAAGCGGGTGCTAAACCAGTAACTGATATCCGCACCATGCTTGAACGTCAATTGGCGGCTGATGGTGGTGAAGCTAAGCTGTCTGTTATGTCTGGCTTGGTTTGGGCAGCTCTCTGGAACAATGAAGAGTTTAAGAAAGAGTTCATCACGCCGTATGCCGGTATTTCTGTTCCAGTGAATCCAAGTTTTGGTGTTAAGGAATCAGCGACATTCAAGGGCACTTTTGATGGGGTCGAATTCTGGGTATATGACGCAACCTACCGCAACAAGGGCAAGGTGAATCGTTTTATTCCTAAGGATTACTTCTCTTTGATCTCTGATACCAATGGTTCAGTTGCTCACTGTAAGATTAAAAACATGTTGGCCAACGGCGTTGCTCAGCAATACTTTGATCGTCAGTGGTACTGCGAAGATCCAAGCGGCATCATGCTGATGACTGAATCTGCTCCACTGGTTGTGCCGTCTAATAAGAACGGTGTAGTTGGTGGTACTGGCTTTATCACCCTATAAGGAGCAAGACATGCCGAAGTACACAGCAAAACAATCCATCGGGCATTTTATGCCAGGTGATGAAATCAAAGGGCTTGAAGCTAAACAACTTCAGGCCCTTTTAGCATCTGGGGCTATTGAAGAGGCGAAAGCCAAAGAAGAGCCAGAAGCAGACAATACCGCTGCACACTTGGCTGAGCTTGAAAAGGCTAATGCCGAACTAACAGCAGCAAATAAAACCTTAACCGAAGCCAATCAGACAGCAGCTGCTGACAAGGCGAAAGTTGATCAAGAAGTTACCGAGCTAAAAGCTAAAGTGGCTGAACTTGAAAAGCCGAAACCTGCTGCAAAACCTAAAGCAGACCCAAAGCCGGCTGACGATGCCAAGTAGGTGATTTATGTATGCGACTGAAGCAGATTTGGTCGCACGATTTGGGGCTTCAATTGAGAACCTGAAATTGATGTATGAAGATGCAGCAAAAGGTTCTCAAGCAATTAATGATGCAATCCAGGATGCAATGGAGGAGATTAACGGTCATATCGGTGGTCGTTATCCTTTGCCGCTTCCCAATGTGCCGAGTAATTTAAAGCGTATGGCGTGTGATATTGCACGCTACCGCCTTCATTTTGAGCAGCCAACCGATGAGGTGCGAAAACGCTATGAAGATGCAATTGCATTCTTAAAGCGTGTGGCTGATAACAAAGCACATTTGCAGATTCAGTTACCAGAAACAAACCAGATCGTGGATGACCAACCTAAAGGGCGACCTTCGACAGCGCCAGTCGGTACTTCGTATACCGGTGGTGTATTTGGTGATGCCACTTTAGACATGATGCCCAGCATGAAGTGAGGTGTTTATGGCTTTTGCGATAACCATTCGAGCTGATAGCTCACCTATTGAAGCAGTGCTGAACCAATTGGGTAACTTTGATTCGTTGAAGAACCAGTTGTTTGATGAGATTGGTGCTGGGTTGGTGAATAGTATTCAGCATCGGTTTTTAACCGGTACTGGTGTGGATGGTAACCCGTGGAAGATTTCATGGAGAGCCAAGCTGCAAGGTGGCGAAACGCTACGTGATACTGGCCGCCTAATGAATTCTTACACCCACAATGTTCTTTCAAGTGGTGTGGAGGTGGGTACAGATGTTGTGTACGCACCACATCTGCATTACGGCGCAACAATCCTACCCAAGAATGGCCAATACATCACTTTTGCAGTGGGTGGTCAATATCGGAAAGTTAAGCAGTCGATTCTACCGCCCCGGACTCAACTCGGCCTTGATGCTGAAGATGAGGTTATGGTTTTGGATATTGTTGGGAGTTTTATAGATGAGCACCTTCTTCGCGGTGCGTGATGAGATTGCAGAAAAACTGAAAGAGATTCCAGAATTTCTAAAGATCTATACACCATTGAATTCAGTCAGCGTAACAGAGATGTCACAGGTCACGCCGTCAGCACATGTCAATTTTGTCCGCATAGACAAGAAAGCTAGTGCAGGTCGTGGAAGTATTAACCAGATCGGCCAGCAATGGGCGGTTACGGTGGCATGTCGCAATGCTCAATCTCAAATGACCGATGGACGTGCTGTAAGTGATGAAGCTGGTCTTTTAACTGAAAAAGTAATTCAGTTGCTTTCAGGCTGGCAGCCTCAAGCATCACGTACGGCGCTGGAATTTATTTCAGTTCGAGATGGCTACAGTCCAGGCTTTGCATACATCACGATTATTTTTGAATCACAAAAATTCATTTAGGAGCCAGTCATGGCAAAACAATACAAGGCAACTCAGCCTGTCGGTCGCTTTCAAAAGGGCGATGTCGTTGGTGGGTTGGACGATGCTCAAATTAAAAAATTAGTGGCGGATGGTGTGATTCAGGAAGTACCTGAACCTAAATCTGCTCCAGCCAAGAAAACCACAGGGGATGAAAAGTAATGGCTAAATCAGATTTAATCTCGCTTCAAGGTGAGCTTCATTTGGCGAAGATGGTTAATAGTGTGCCATCTGCCTTATTGCCCGTTGGTAATACACCGGAATTACAGATTGCAATCTCTAGTGAATCCACGGATCACTATGAAAGTAAAACCGGCCTCCGTGCTAAGGATGCGGTACTACGCAAACAAACTGCAGTGGCTATCTCTGGTACGCTTGAAGAGGTAACAAAACAAAACTTGGAAATGATTCTGAGTGGGAAATCAATTGAAATCCCTGAAACTCAGCTGACTGATATTACTCTGGGTGCTGTAGAAGCTGGCGCCATGATTGACTTAGGTCACCGCAATCTAAGTGAAGTGGATTTTAAAGACAGCTCGGATGTTGCCATTACTTCAGATAAATATGTATTGGATGCTGTTTACGGCACAGTCGTTTTTAATGAAGCTATCGTTGGTTCAGTTAAGTTTTCTGCCAAGGCTGGTGCTAAGACACGTACTACAATTGCAACTAACCTGGGTAATGAATATCGCTTGCTGTTTAAAGGCATTGATACCGTTACAGGCGATAAGGTGATCTTAACTTTATGGCGCGTCGAATTTTCACCAGATACTGAGTTTGATCTAATTCATGAGGACTTTGGATCTTATTCAATTGAAGGCGAGGCACTCGCAGATATCTCTAAAGCCAATGACGAAGAGTTAAGCGTCTTTGGTCATATCGAGCGCTTTAGCGTAGCTGCATAACCCACACAGGCACAAAGAGCTCCACGGCGCATTAGCGTCTTTTTTGTGCCTGTTTTTATATTATTTATTCTTTAAAGAATAAAACTGTTATAATATTTCCTTGCACAAGGCGCCAAATTTAGGGTTATAGATAAAATGAACCAATCTAAGCCACAAGTTGATATTAAATATTTGAATAATTTTTTATCTAAAGAAGGTAAAAAACCTACTGTTAATAAAGATTTTAGTAGAGCTAAATTGCTAAATATTATAAATAAAATGGCAATAAATGATCCTATTCAAGCACAGATAGCTAAAGCACATACTGAAGCATATTTTGGTAATTTTCAGAATTGTGTAAATGCCTTAGAAGATGTATTGAAAAAAACTAATTATAAGTATTCACATGCATGGGATATGTTAATGGACTCTTATGTCCAATCTGGTGATTTAGACAATATTCTTTCAACCTTCAAACGAATTATGAGAGAAGATTTGGAAAATAAAGGGGAGCATCAGATTCTGTTTATGCATGTTGTGCGTGTATATTTATTAACGGAAGTAATTGAAAATATTAAATTTGAAAACCCAAAAATACAAAAGGATCTCATTGAAATTGCTAACAATGCAAAAAAATTAATGGAATTGGGCGTATCTATTGAGATATATAGAAGATTCATATCCATGATATATAGTCTCTTTTATACTCACTTTAGCGGCACTATTCAGCCAGTTCTATTTTTTAATGACTCCGAACTTGTTATCAGAGTAAATAGTACAGTGGACAATGCTGAAGATTTATTTGAACTTAACAATTTGTATACGGATAGTATTATGTCTTGGTATGCCAATGCTGATAGTGATGAACAAGATCAGATTGAGAAGATTACAGTTTACTTTAAACATAAATATTTTGAATCCAAAGATGAAGAGGCATCGGCGTAAATGGTTGCTGATGATTTTTACAATGTTGCAGAACACCTTTTAACAAGCACAAAACCCCCTAATGAGGCGTTATTAAGAACTGTAGTTGGTAGGGCTTATTATGCTGTCTACCTTTCTACTAGAGAATGGATTGATCAGCGCTTTTCTGTGGAAATTAGTCAAACTCAAGGTAATTCTCATGAACGGTATACTAACTGCCTGAAAGCTCTGCAAAGAGTGCATTTAGATTTAGCTTTAAGTCGATTTGCTAGGGAGCTCTGTGAGTTAAAGGATAAACGTCATTTTGCAGACTATTCTATAAGTGAAGAAGATATTCAAGACGAGATTAATACTAGAGAAGCTATGCTGCAAGCAAGAAAACTGCTAAATGATTTAGATACTTTAAAAAGAAAATATCCTTAATCATCTATACAAACATACCTATAGCTCAATTGAATATAAAATTTTGGTTATCTAACCACCCTATGAGGTGGTTTTTTAATGCTTGAAAAATATGATTTTTAAGATATAAATAAAATTCATCAATAAATAATGAGACGTACAATGAACGAATTTCAAGAAGGGGATGTGGTTTATTTAAAGTCTGGTGGACCTGCTATGACGATTACAGAACTGAGCGAGAACCATATTTCTTATTGTCAGTGGTTTGATAAAAATCTGGAGCTGCAAGGTAGTTCTTTCAATAATAGAGTGCTAACTAAAGAAGATCCTAGGGTTATAAATCAAGATTATAATTCACCATCGGGATATAGCGATCAATCATATGACCCATCGGAATAAACAGATCAACCGCCTTACGGTGTTTGTAAATTTAAAATAAAATCTCCTCCGGGAGGTTTTCCTTTTCCGTCTTTAACTTTGTAACATCCAATAATTTTTTTGTAACCTTTATGTTATAAATTGTTTGCTTTGCTTATCATATGAATGATGAAAAGTGGAGCGCTGAAGATGCTAACAAAAACAGAAATCGTTGTTGTCATACTAATGGTACTAGCCTTAATTTTTATCGTTTATGAGATGGGACAAGGTGGTAGTTGGACTTTATAGAATTCAGCCTTTATTAAAGTTAAAAGAAAAGCACCTTAGGGTGCTTTTTTAATATCTAAAATTTTTCTCGGGATTCCATCATGAATAAACCAGTGGCAATATTAACCTTATGCGTGATTGCTGTAATGGCCTTATCTATGTTTACTTTTTTCGCTTTTAAGAAAATGAATTGTGATGGTGAGACAAAGTTTTTTATTTATAACGGCACCCAATACAAGTGTTCAAATTATAAGAAGTAATGAGATTCCATCATGAATGATTTTTTCCTAGCAACAAACCGAAGCATCAAAGTTAATGACATCGAAGTGCGCCAGATCCAGATGAAAGACTTTGATACCTGGACAATGCATGCTGAAGTATTGAAGAACTTCATTAAAGACCAAAGTCATTCAGATGAGATTTTGACAGGGCTATTTAAGGCTCACGGTGTACAAATCATTTCGACCATGGCATGCGTCACCGATCTGGACCAAGAATCACTAATGAAACTTGCTGCTGATGAGCAAGGGTTTAAAGAGCTACTTAAGGCAGTACTTCTGGTCAATCAGATTTATTTCAAATACGAAAAGTCAAAACGTGGCATTAAAAAGAAAGATGACTCCACCTGGTTTGATTCATTCCAGTTTCTCGTATCCATGGGCCATCAGCATAGCGAAATCATGGAAATGACCTACGGCGCGTTCCAAAGCTACGTCACAGCAGCAAACAAGCTATACAAGCAGGGAATCTTCAATAACGCCGTTGCAGCGCGTGTAGCCCAGTCTGATAAGAAAGGTTTTGAATCATTTAAGAAAGAAATGGTTTCTGATTGATCAGGATTCACCCTAAAGTTATGATGTGAAAATAATAATTTAGGGAATAGGGAAAATGGCTAAAGTGGAATGTCTTGTTTGTGGACGTGTAGGCTCTGCAAAAACTAAAGGTAGTTTTGTTATAACTATCGTTTTGCTTTTTATTGGCTTGCTTCCAGGGATAATATATGAAATCTGGCGTAGATCAGGCGGTAAGGTTTGTGGTTCTTGCGGCAGTCAAAATATAAGACTTTATTCACCTTTGCCTAAACAAATACAGCAATCAATCCCACAAGAAGCACAGCCAGAAGTTTTTAAAATACCAAGCAAAACCAAATTAGTCGCAAATGATATATTTTCAAATAATGCAGGTAATTTTGTAAAATTGGACGAAAATGGAGTTGAGCAAAAGAATTGCCCTGATTGTCGCGAACTAATTAGATTTGATGCGAGAAAATGCAAGCACTGCGGCTCAATCTTAGAGGAAACATCCTAAACACTTATATCTATACCCAATGTTCTACCCGCTTCGGCGGGTTTTTTATTGCCTAAAATTTAGAGGTCAGCATGTCTGGTAAAAATTTAACATTCAAATTAGTCATGGATGCCGACACTAAGGGTTTTGTTGGCAATATTAGACAGTCAGAAGATACAGTTAAATCAGTATTCAACACAATTAAGCAAGAATCTGAACGCTTAAAACAGGCAACTGCCGATGCTTCGAAAGAAATGGGAAATATTATCCCTAAAGGCACGACAGAGCTTGCTGACAAGCTTTCCCAGTCTCTAAATGCTGCTACTGGAATCATCAAAGATGCTGGGGAAAATGCAAAATCCACAGCAGGAAACTTTACAGATTTTGGTAATAAGGCTGAAAAAGCATTAGGCCAACTTAAGAGTGATTTAGTTCAAGCCAAACAAAACCTTGAAGCATTTTCTAAAACCAGTGCTTCACCTGCAGATATTGAAAAAGCACAGATTCAGGTTGATCAGTTAGAAAAAGAAGTACAGCAGACTGATCAGGCATTTAATAATTTTCAAGCTGAAGTAGGTAAAGCCAACAACAGCTTAAGAGAAACAGACACAGCAGCTCAGACGGCGCAAAAAGGTATTGATGGCGCTAAGTTTGCTGTTAATGCGCTGGTTGGTGCAATGACTGCGCTGGGTATTGGCCTAGGTCTGCGAGAGCTTGCTGAAGCTGCTGACTCATACACCAATCTATCTGTCCGTATTCAGATTGCCACTCGTGAAGGTGGGGATTTCTCTTCCGCAATGGCTGGAGTTCACCAGGTAGCACTTGCCACAAATTCTAGCTTACAGGCAACAGGTGATTTATTTACCCGACTAAATACAGTTGGTAAAGAAATGGGGATGACGCAGCAACAGGCGTTAGATCTTACTAAAACAGTTACCCAAGCAATTCAGATCGGTGGTGGTTCTGCACAAGCAAGTGAAGCAGCTGTTCAACAGTTTATTCAGGCTATGCAGGGTGGTGTGCTGCGTGGTGAAGAATTCAACTCCATTATGGAGAATGGTTATGGCTTAGCTGAAGCCTTAGCAAAGGGCTTGGGAGTCACAACTGGTGAACTTCGCAAGATGGCTGAAAATGGCGAGCTTTCGTCAGAGCGAGTTATCAAGGCCGTTCAAAGCCAAGCTACCCAGATCCAAGAAACCTACAACCAGTTTCCAACTACTATCAGCAATGCACTGCAGAAGATTTCCACACAATGGCAGATTCTGATTGGTGAGATGGATCAGGCCAATGGGTCAAGTGCAACGGTAGCTAATGCACTATCAATCATTGCGGATAATCTTGGAATCTTGAAAGTATTCTTTGATGATGTTGCTGAAGGTATTGGGTGGTTCCAGGGCAAACTATCTGAGATTGATCCATCTACTATTGAGGCAATCAGAAGTACCTTATCTGCTGTCTACGACACAATAAAAAATGTCATATCAAGTATGGCTGGCATCGCTGAAACCGCCTGGAGTGCCTTTACATCTACCTTGGATGCGATTGCTCCATTATTTAACGCAATTATGGGTGGCAAGGAGGAGGTTAGTGGATTAACTACTCTATTCTAGGACTTACGCACTGTTATTTATAGACTCTCTGTGGTAGCAGATGATTTTTATCGAGAATAAAGTCATCAATGAAGTTTTTGATCATTGGTCTAAATAATTTCTTCTGCCAACGATATACATTTTCAAAGATCCCCTCAAACTGGTTCTTTTGTATCTCAACGTAGGCCATTAAGGCTGAAAAAATATGATTCAAAATCAGTTTAGACCGTCTTACTTGAAACTTTTCAATATGACAAACCTGTTTAATCACTCGGTGATATTGTTCTATTTTCCAATGACTTGAATGTAATTCATGAAAACCCTCAAAGGACAATAAATCATCTTCATCTTGATACACAATATAAAACCTCTGCTGTTCTTTTAACTGAGTCTTAAATAATTGTACAAAGCCAAAATCTTTGAGCCAGACCACTTGACCCTGATGGAAATTCGGCAATAAACGCAGTTGAAACCATTGTCCTTTTTCAGGGGAAACCTTACGGTTACAGTCGATACCAAACATAAATCGAATACCATGTTTTCTTATGGTTTTTAGATTTGCAGTCGATGAATACCAACTATCACCTGTAATAAATTGAATCTTTGCACCCCAACTAAGTACTTCACTTAACATATCCATAAAGTAATCATTCTTGGTTTTACCCTCAGATTTGTCATAAATTCGGAAATTAATTGGAATATTTTGACCATTCTGATCTGTCGCATACAAGGTAATGAGATTAATCCCCTTGACGGATCGGTGGTGTTTGCCTGACCAAAAATAGCTAACCAAGTCCATATGTTGACTATATGGTTTATCTAAAACAGTATCATCAATACTGACTATAAGTTTATTATTATCAATATGTTGAATTGATTCTTGATATAGGTCGTGAGGTGTGTAGTCTTCACGCTCTAGAAAGCGATTTACACTATCATGCGAGATATTATAAGTCTCGGCAAGTTGTGTGCAGCTAATAGAGTTCGGTTCTGTCATGAGAAAGCCCATATAAATGGGTAATGTACAAGTTGCTGTAGAAGCATGTTTAGTTCGTCTGATCACAGATACTTTATAAACTATTTTAATACTTTTTTGAATCCGTCAATGCGTAAGTCCTATATTCAATGTTTTTAAAATTGCATTAGGGGTGGTATCTGATGCTGCAACTGGGCTAAACATTGCGCTTAAGCTACTCCTTGCAGGTATTCAGTTTATTTCAGGAGGTATTTATGCACTTAGTGCCGCCGTACTGGATTTCTTAGGATTCGATGATCTGGCTGCACAGGCTCAAAATGCGTCTGATGCTCTGTTTAGACAAGCCGAAAAGAATGGTAGAGAGGCTAACAGGTTAGCACTTGAAAGCAAATCTGCAACAAGAGAAGCAATTCGAGAGATTCGTCAGACTGAAGATGAAGCAAATAAAGAACGGGTTGCTGAGAGCCAAAAAACTCTTAATGAATTAAAGCTTCAAGAAGAAAAGCATAAGGCTGACTACAAGGCTATTAGTGATGAGCGCATTCAGTTAGAGCAGCAGCTCCATGAAGCACGAAAAACTGGTAATCAGGTTGCAATTGATCAGGCTGTAAAAGGTCTTGCCGAGCTGGATACTAAAGAAAAAGCCTATCAGGCTGAGAGCCAGAAAATCACTGAGGCTAAGATTAAAGCTGCACAAGATTGGGTAAATGCTCAACTTACAGCAGCAGATGGCACTCAAAAAGCAGCTGATGCAGCCACCCAAAAAACCCTACAAACAATCCTTGCAGCTCAGGGTTTAAAACTTGAGTTTGATGGTGCTGGTAAAGCAATTGTCAAAGCCATGGATGATGGTACAAAAGCAACAGAGGGTACGGCAAATGCAGCTGATAAAGCGCGAAAAGCTGCAACCGCTTTAGGTCTGGATCTGGATGTTTCCTTAAATCGTGTCTCTGAAAAGTTCGCAGAAAATGGCAAAAATGTTAATAACTTTGCAGCAGGCCTTGATGATCTTGGTGTTAAGGGCAAGCAGGCTGGGCAGGTTACCTATGAAGCTTGGTTGACATGGCTGGAAACAGCAAAAAGCCAAGCTGAAATTGATATGGCTAAAGCAAAACTTCAGGAGTTTGGAGACCAGGGTAAAGTTTCAACAAGTCAGGTAGAGCAAGGCCTCATTGCTATCAAGATGCAGGCTCAAAAACTGCCTGATGATATCGATCCTGTTACGGAGTCTTTCAAAAGACTAGGCATTGAGACCAAGGAGAATCTCAAGCTGGCTGCCCAACAAGCATTAATGGATTTTATTAATGTTCGTGATAGCGGCAAGGCTACTGCTGAAGGTGTGCAAAAGGCCTATGAGAAAGCTGCTCAGTCTGCGGCTGCATCCGGTGACGCAGGAAGAATTGCAGCGGTAAATGCAATGAATGCCGGGCGTAATCTTGAAGTGCAGATTGATGAAACCGGTAAGGCCACTGTAAAAGCCACAGATAAAGCCAATGAGTCACTGGATAGTATGCGCCGGTCGACAGATCGTGTTCGTGATGGGGTTAAAGGCATTGAGGGTAGTGTTCACTCTGCTACCCGGGCAATAGACGGCGCCAAGTCATCTACTGAGGAATGGGCTGATGCAGTCAATAAGGCCAAAGGTGAATTTGACAAGGCCATGAAGCAGCAAAGTAAATCGCTTGGCAGTTTGGATGACTATGATTCTTACAACAAGAATGATGTTATCTCGATGCTTAAATCTCAAGGCTATGACGATGCACAGGCCCAAAAACTGGCTGGTAATATCTGGTCTAAAGCTATGGAGGCGGATCGGGATGCCAAGATGGCTAGTTATGGTAATAGCTCATTTGGTGGTTTGGATACTGTCATTAATCAGATGTTTGATCAGGCGGCTGCAAAAGGCATTACCACTCAACACGGAACCAACAAGATTAATGAATTGCTTCGCTCTATTAACGTGGCCTCTACTGGTTCCAGCAGCCTGAGTGACTATGCGCCGTCTATTCCTTCTGCACCATCAACTAAAGATTATGGTAAGGGTGGTGATAGTGTGAATTACAACATTCAATTCGGAGGTCAAACCCTATCCCTTACAGGCGATGCAAGCCAAAAGGATGTGATGACCAGTTTGGTAAACCAATTAAAAGGTATAGCGAAATCAACATGAAACTCATTCGCTTAGCAACATCAGAAACCGTCCCATTAGAGGACGGTTTTTTATGGTCTGATGAATTTTCATGGAAGGCTATTGAACAGAATCAAGCCTATACCATGGATGGCACTTTGATCATTCAGGAAGGCAAAAAGAAGTCTGGTCGACCTATTACTTTGCAACCGGCAGATCCGCAAATGGGCTGGATCAAGCTGCGTGAACTGCGGACTGTTCTGGAGTGGTCAAAATTACAGGATGAAAATTTCAGACTGCAGTTTGAGCAACCACATGACAACCGACAATTCACCGTCAAATTTAACCACCAGGATGGGGCTTTAGAGGCTGCACCGGTGAAAGGAATTCCAGCGGTATCACTGGATGATTATTTTAATGTGACTTTGCGCTTTACGGAGTTAGACGATGGCGATTGAAACCAAAGATTTAGTAATTTACAAGTCTGAGCGCTTGACTGATAACTCTGACGGCGGTGGTAAATACTCTGGTGTTGTAGTGCAGGACGGCATCAGCAACAACCTGTTCAATGATGTGTCGGAGATGGACCGAACCATGGGGGATGTATCCATGCGTAAGGTCTTTCCGGCGGTCACAACAGAAGATACTGATCTATTGATGGGTGCAACGGTATTTGTATCTGAGCTACCGGATGATCCAAACGTATCGGCATTGCTGTTCAGCACCAAAAACTGGACCGATGAACGTCAGTCGGCTCAGAACCGGGTAGAGAGTTACCTGGCTAAAGGTGGTCAGATTGCTGGCACACCACTGGACACTCACTGGAAAGGTATGTCATCGCTGCAGGTGGCCATGTTTCCGCAAGAAACTGAATCATCCGTTGGGGATACGATTGTCCTGATCAGTGATGAGGGCAAGGTATTAGAGCGTGAGCAGTACGTACGAATCACAAAAGTTGAGACTCGCACTGCCATTATGGTAGTAGATGGTAAAAACGTGGAATACAAGATTGCTACTTACTCATTAAATGATGCACTGGAAATAGATTTTGTAGGCTTGTCTGCACGGCAGTGGTATGCAGGCAATCCATCAAAAACCATTATTCGGGATACGATTGTTGCGGATACCGGCCTTTACTATTCATCCACAGCGCTGGCATCTGATGCCAATGTGGGTGAATTTACGGTCAATGCCAAAAGCATCTTTGCTCAGCTGATTCCATCGGCCCAGACAGAAACACCGATCATTGATGTGAACGCTGCCGGTGAAAGTGTGGTACTGGTGGCAGGGAATGAAGGCACGATTACAGTCAACTACCCGAATATGGTGATTGGTGTCAGTCAGAACCTGTATATCGGCTCTGCAGTGATTCCATCAAGTGTGTCGTTTAGCCTGCAAGGCCAACAGATCACCGATCAGGGTGGCCTGCTTAAAAATACCCAAGGCACTCAAGTCGGAACGATTGATTATCAGCGCGGCTTAATCCAGTGGACTGCTGCAGCACCGGCTGGAACCTCAAGTTTGAATATTACGTTCAAGCCAGCTGCTGCACCGAATCAGTATTATCAGAGCCATGCGATTCCAGTGACTCAGAATAACCAGAGCACCAACTGGACTGGAGTTTTAATTCCGATTCCAGCACCAGGCGCTTTGTCAATCTCGTATATGTCACAAGGCAAGTTCTATGAACTCAAAGATGATGGCTCGGGGCAGTTAAAGGCTGCCAGTCCATCTTTTGGTTCGGGCATGATCAATTATGAAACCGGCTCATGGTTATTAACGACTGGCGCACTACCAGATGTAGACACACCAATTCTGCTGAACTGGGGTACACCAATTGTCACCTTCGTACGATCAAATTTAAGTGTAGAAAAAGCTGCCTTTGATTTTGATTTAGGTCGACCAGGTGTTTTGCCAGGCATCACCATCAACTGGTTGCTTGAGGGTGAGTCCAAAACTGCAACCTCCAATGCCCAAGGCAAGTTTACTGGCGATGCCACAGGTGAAATTAACTATGCCACCGGTACTGGCAAGATTATTCCAAATAAGTTGCCACAAAAAGGTACGGTCTTTTCGGTGATCTACAACTATGGATCTTCACTTGAACAGACCAAAATGGATGTTACTCCTGTAAATCAAAAGCTGACCTTTACCATTGGTACAGGGCCAGCGATTCAGCCGAATAGTGTTGAGTTAAAAATTCCACTTCAAAGTAGTGAGGGGATTATAGGATCTGTAACCCTGACAGATGTACCGGTGAATGCAACTATGGGCAATCTAGTGAATAGCCGTGGTCAAGTGCAAGGCACCATTACCTATGCCACTGGCGCAGTTGAAGTCACACCAAAGAGTACAGCAAGCAGATTTGTGCAAACCTTTACACCTATGGCTATCTATGCGGCTGCCTAGCGAGGAAATATGTCTTTTTATTCTCCACAAACGTCAGATATTCAAGGCGAACAGGTTGAGCTAAAGGCCTTTAATGCTGTTGATGTGCAAGTTAAATATCGTGACACATCTGGCTCAAACTCGGCAACTCATACCGTGACGGCAAACAAACTCAAGCTGGATTTATCCTCCGGCTTTGATGAGCAGATTCTAACAGGCTCAGCCCGATTCAAAGTCGGTGCTGATACTTTCCTAGACCGTACTGGCTTGCTGTATCGTAATGTGAATCCAGCCAATAACAGCGGAATTCAGTCTGGTGTCATTCAATATGGTACTGGGATCGTTGAAATTGACTCTTGGACACCGAATACAGACAATACCATTACCCTGGAATCCTTAACTACCACCACCGACCTGTTACCAGTCAACAAGATCAGTTTCAGAACGCCAATCATGCCGATCCGGCCACAGTCCTTAACTGTGGTGGTGGGTACTATTGAATTTGGTCAGCTGACACTGACCGCTGATGAGAATGGAGTGATTGAGACCAGCCGGGCGCATGGTCAGGTGAACTGGGATAATGGTTTTGTCACGATTTACTTTTATACCAAAACCAAAATCACAGAAGCCAACCGAGCAGCCATTGAAGCAAATGACTGGTATGACCCGCTGCTTGAATATGATGAGCTAGACGGTCGATATATCAATGTGCCGGTCTGGGTAGACGCTTCTTCGGTGCGCTATAACGCAGTGGCTTATACCTACATTCCTCTGGATTCGGAAATTCTTGGTTTATCTGCTACGCGATTACCGATTGATGGTCGAGTGCCGATCTTTCGGGTTGGTGGTATCGGGATTGTCAGCTCAAGTAAATCACAGGAGCTACCGAGCGCAATTGCAGGCACCACATATGATTTGAATGATCAGCGCATTTCATGGGCGGAACTTGAAGATGCCAATGGAACCAAAGTAGCTTTCGATTTGTACACGGTTGATTATGACTATGGCCATGTGACGCTCGGTGGTGACTTTGTGCTGGGCAATCTGGTTGCACCGCTGACAGTGAAATATCGCTATCAGGATATGGGGCTGATCCGTGATGTACAGATCAATGGACAACTGACATTTACCAAGCCTTTAACGCATAACTATGATGCAGTGGATACCATTGTCGGCTCTGCGTTGGTCATTGGTGACATGCAGGCGCGTTATACACGCAAGTTTGTGCAGCAAGCCTGGAGTAGTGTCTGGAATGATGAGCCAACTGGTACAGGAATTTCAGCAAACTTTAATGATTCACTCTATCCAATCCAGATGACCAATAAGGGTGCAATTCAGGAGCGCTGGGCGATTGTGTTTACTGGCAATGAAACATTCTATTGTGTTGGTGAATATACAGGGCGCTTGGTTCTTACTGGCTCAATCAGTGTTGATTATGCGCCCTTAAATCCAGTCACTGGAGTTCCATACTTCATTATTAAAAAAGAAGGTTGGGGTACAGGCTGGGCCAATGGAAATGTCCTGCGTTTCAATACCGTTGCTGCAAACTTCCCGGTTTGGGTAATTCGTACCGTGAAACAGTCAGAGCCAGCAGTATTGTCAGACCAGTTTCAGATCATGCTGCGTGGTGATATTGATCGCGTTGTTTAAAATTTAAATCAAATATGACCGCTTTGTGTGGTCTTTTTTATGGGTGAATAAAAATGGCAATGAAGCAAACGCAAACAAAAATGTTTGATTTTTCTGACGTGGGTTTGGACTTTTGTGCGGGGTCTAAAAATCTATTCCCAGATCGTTTTAAAAAAATGCTATCGCTTGGCTATAACGAGCAGACTGTTTCAAGCGTGGCGGTGTCTGGCAATCAAGTTACATTTACTTATGGTGGCACACATGGCTATGTTGCGGATCGTGTCTTAAAAGTCAGTGCACCTGAGCTTTTAAATATTAATGATGGTGAATTTGTCATTGATAGTGTGACCGCAAATACAATTACGATGACTATTGATGGAGCACCAGCATCAATTGCTGGCAATTTTATAACTAAGGTTGCTTCGCTGGGTTGGGAGATTGTCTATGAGCAGGCACACATTCAGGTCTATAAGTTTAGGCATATTGATGATACAGATATGTATGCTCGCCTGTGCTTTCAAAACGCCACCACGACAGGGAATCGAAACTGTATTGCTGTAGGTGTTGGGCGCACTGTGGATTTAGCTACTGGACACATTACCGACCAAAACTGTCCTACTGACTTAGCAACTTGTGCAACCGTACTTGATGCAACAAGCAATCTTAGATGGGATTTTACCGATAGTACAGCTCGCGCTTTTGATAACTATACGTACACTCGAGGCTACTCTAGTTTTGGTAAGGCGATCGTTGTTGGTAGTATTTATCATTTTTTGATTATGAGTCATGTTGGTAGTTATACAAATAGCGGATATACACAGGGAATTATGCCAACATCACTTGTGGAGAATTACAGCGAGATTAATTATCCATGTTTGATCTGTTCGATGAACAGAGCATCAACAACAGCAGCGGATGGCGGGCAAGCCCAATGTATTCGCTTTTATGCAGGAAAAACAGAATTATATGCAGACCCGAAAACACGTATTTTAAGAAATATTGCGAAAAATAGCTTTGTCTCGATTGATACATTCAATACAACTATAGCCAAACCAATGCTGATGCACGAAGCAACAACTGGTCAATTTCTTGGTTGTATTGTTGGTCTATATCAGTGTATGTACGATTCAAGTAATAAGCCTTCACCTCTAAATACCATTACTCCTCAACTTAGCTTTGATATTGATCTTGAAAATATGGTCTATGTGCAATCTTGTGCGCAATCAAGTACGGATAGTGCATATTTATTGGTAATTATGGAGGAGATTAAAATTGTCGATTAGAATTTTAAGATCTTTTTTTGGAGGGTATTCACCAAGCTATGAAAAACTGCATAGCATGCGGTACAAAATCATAAAAATACCTCGTCCGATTATTACCGTTACAAATGAGAGTCAAGGTTTTGGTCAAATAAAAGGCACAACCAAAAAATTAGGGGCTAATTACTCACCAGTGCCAGTTTGTGTATTTCGTCGTGACAACCGCCAATTACTCTGGGAAACAACATCAAAACCCGATGGCACTTATGCATTTCGAAATATTGCGGTAGGGCTGGAATGTTTTGTTGTGGCTTTCGATCCGAATGAAGAATATAACGCGGTAATCTCCGACAAAGTGGTGGCAAAATGAGTAAAACATCAATCAATGCTCGGCTTACAATGATTCAAGCCTTTTCAGAATTTATGGATAACGGTAGCCAAAGTGCTACCGTTATTTTTTATGAAGGTGTGCAGCCTGCAAGTCCAGCAGTGGCAGCAGATTCGAATAATGCTTTGGTCACACTCACATTTCCCGAACCCTGTGTTAAAGAGGTCACAGCCAGCTATGTTGAACTGCATCCAACGGATACTGCTACTGTAATTAAGGCAGGCACTGCAACATGGACGCGTATTTATAATGGTGCTGGTGAGGTTGCTGCGGATCTGACAGTGGGTACCGATATTAGCCTAGCTAATACTAATTTGGCTTTGGGTGGCACACTGTCAGTTACATCAATAAAACTCAGACCTTAATTTAAAAGGGTGCTCATGTGGATTTTAAAAATAAGCTCGGCACCGTTGATGCTCACAACCTAAACTTAAATTTCAAGCCTGATAACACTGATAGCCATAACATCATTCTGAATTTTGAGCATCTAGCCGACGGCTCGACCAATCTCAATTTCGGTGATGATGTTTCGGCTGTAATCAATACAGCACTTGATACTGAGTTTTCATTTGAAGTCGCGGCGATCTATGCGGAGAGTGGTGCAAATACCGCAGTCATAGACACGGTACTCGATACTGAATTCAGCTTTGAGGTTGTTGCTGTATTTGGTGAAAACACGGATGTTATCGGGCATATCGATACCGTCTTAGACACCAGTTTTAGTTTTGAAATTGAAGCGGTATTTAGTGAAAACCTGTGCACGATTGACACCGTTTTATATACTGAATTTCAGTTTGAAGTTAAAGCACTATTCGATATCAACCATCTGGTGGGTGTGTCTTATGGTTTTGATATGCGATATCAGAAGGCTATCGCAGCCCTAAGCACCACAGAAATACCGTGGGCAAAACCAATATTAAGAGTCTCAAACGAGGCTCTTTTTTATGATCAGGGCTTGGTGATTTCTAATCAGGCAAATATTCAGTATGAGCAGGCAGGGTCATTAACCCGGGCGATCAGATCCTTGCATGAGCAAGCAACCGGTTTGAGTTCTGATGCGTATGTAATCTGGGAAGAGGGTGATAAGCGCTTTATTCATCAGCGCTATGTGCATGAAGAAACAATCAAGCTACGTCATAACCGCGAAACGGTTTGGCAGGAAATGATTCGCCGTCGCAAGACCTTTACCTATTCGCATGACGTAGCCCAAGTCTTTGAGCATCGCTTTTCATTTGAGTGGGATAAAAGCCTGGAGATTGTTACCAAGTCGAATTTGCCCTGGGATAAGGCCAAAGCGATTCATTATCGCAAGCATCCGATGTTACCTTGGCCAAAGCCTGAAGTACCTAAATATGAAGGCAGCACAGATCTAAATTTTGTCTGCTTATGTCATGACGTTGATTCGCACAACGTTGTTTTAAATTTTGGTGCAGATGACTGTATTCCAGCACTGCCAAAAAGGAACTGGTGGTATATCGTGAATACATTAACAGCCGAGCGACTGGATACCGGCGAGAAGATCAAGGTCATGGATGGCACCTATAGCACCAGTCGGTCGCAATGGTGCTGGACCTATTCCATTACTGTGGCTCATACGGAAAAAGACAAGCTGCAACCGATTAATGGCCAGCCGGTGATCCTTAAAGTCATGATCAATGGATTCGAGCATCATATTTTGCTTGAAGATCCAGAAGAGATCCGGCGCTTTGCCAGTGTTTTATACACCTACCCAGGGCGAAGCGTTACTGCTTTGAACTCAGATAAATATGGACCAACGCGCTCTTTTATTCAGGACAATGAGCGAACATCCGTGCAGCTGGTTCAAGCTGAAATTGATCGGGCACAATCTAACACAGCATTGGACTGGAAGTTGATTGATGAACTGGGCTGGATAGTGCCTACTGAAAGCCTGAGCTATGCCGAACTTGCACCAATCGATGCAATCAAGCAGGTGGTTGATGCAGGTGGTGGCTTTATCTACAGCCAGAAAGCAGGTAATACACTGACCATTTTACCCCGGTACCAGAAAGGCTACTGGGACACGATGACAGTGAATGATTACGACATTCTGCTATCTGAAAGCCTGGTGATGCAGCAGAACATCAAGCAGAACGATGAATACATTGCTGACTTTAATGCCATCACTGTGGTCAATAGCCGTAGTGGTGAAAGTCTAAAAGTACAGCAGCGCGGCACTTCGGGTGATGTGCCGCTAGAAACAGTCACAGGGCCATTATTCAATCTGGTGTCAGGTGCCAGTTATGGGAAGAATGCATTGGTGAAAGCCAATATTCAGGAATTGCATACTTTCTCTGATATTCCGGTCAGTCAGGAAATTGGCGAAATGCTACCTGGTAAAACGATTGCATTTAGTGGCCAGTGGTGGGGTGTGATTGATTCGGTATCAGGCAGCTTTTCACATGAAAAGGTCAATGAAACCATTACTGTGGAGCGTATCAGTCGTGACGAATCCCTTATTTGAATTGCGAAAATTGCTTAATCCAACCCATGCTGAATACATTGGCACCATTACTTCAGTGAAGCATCCGGAATACCGGGTGCAGATCGACGGTGGATCCGGTCCAGTGCTTTGCACATCCGGCACAGCCTATAACTTGGGTGTCCGAGTATTCATCTCAAATCAGGTAATTTTAAGGCCAGCACCCACTGGCCAGCACTCAGAAATAGAAGTCTAAATTTAACCAAATAACGGCACCTTTTTAGGTGCTTTTTTAATGTCAAAAAATAGGGGGATGTATGGCTAAAGGGGATGTATATGGACTTTCTTAGTCAGGTATTAGAAAGCATAAAGAACCATTCACACATCCTTTTTACAGGTGTGCTGGGTGCAACTTTTGGCTTTCTATTAAGTAAGGAGCCCACCCGGGATCGCTGGATAGGATTCTTTGCCGGCTTCATTTTATGTGTGGTCTTTGCTAAACCAGCAAGTTTATTTCTTGCTAGCGGTAACTACCCAGAACTATTTGGATTCATTCTGGGCGCTGCTGGTAAAAGTACAGCTGAAGCATTGCTGAGTTTGGCTCGATCAAGAGTTCTTGGTTTAGTCAAAAAGGAGAATGAAGATGCTGCTAATCATAAGTAAGACGGCATTGGTATTGTTTATATTTTCATTTGCAATCATGGCATTTCATCCAAAAATTCAACTCCCAAAACACATCGATTTTCTATTGGTGTTGTCGATCCTTTTTGGGGCAGCACTTTTTGTTAAAGATGAGTATTCGCCAAGTCCGGCCGGAACCCTTTTTTACACTACAGTAAGTATTTTATTCGCACTCTTTACCCGACAACTCTATATTTGGGGTAAGGGTGGTGCACGTCCTAAATTTTTTAATACAGATAAAGATGGTGACAACCCATGAAACATATTTTTGATTTCTTGCGAAAGATTAGCGGTGGCAAACTCACCCAGAAACAGGTTGATGCTGCTGACAAACTGATTGCAACCGCTTACGATGATGTCACCAGTATGCTGGGTATCGCTACGGATGAAATGCATATCAGCCCAAGTGGTATTGATCTGATCCGTAATTTTGAAAGCCTACGGCTCAATGCTTACGATGATGGCGTGGGTGTATGGACCATTGGTTATGGCACCACAAAATACCCAAATGGTATTCGTGTCAAAAAAGGGGATACCTGCACACTGGAACAAGCCAAAAGCTACATGCAACATGACTTGAAAAAATTCGAGCAAAACGTCAATAGCGCAGTCAATGTTCCGATCAATCAGAATCAGTTTGATGCCTTGGTTTCATTGGCCTATAACATTGGACCTACCGCATTTGAAGAATCCACTTTGGTCAAAAGGCTGAATGAGAAAAATTATAAGGCGGCAGCTGATCAATTTGGCTTATGGGTAAATGCTCATGGCAAACGCCTGCAAGGTCTGGTGAATCGCAGGAAAATTGAAATGGAGTTATTTTTAAAATGACTCTAAATCTATTATGGCAATATAAACACTGGATCGCAATTGCGGTCTTTTTTGTTTTATGGCTCGGGCAAATTGTCTATACCAACCACTTAAGCGGGAAGCTACGCAAAGCCAGTGAGCAATGCACAGCCAAAATTCAAGAAATTGAACAGAAGCATCTCAAGGCTCTAACTGAAAAACAAAATCAAATTAACCAGATGAGTGCGGATTATGAATCAACAAAATCAAAGCAGCGTGTGCAGGTCGAAGCAGTTACACGTGAAGTGCAAAAGATCATTGATCGTCCTGTGTATCTCAACCATTGCTTTGATGATGACGGCCTGCAGCAACTCAACTCACTTATCGCCAGTGGTGCCAGCAAACCTCCTTGAGCCTTGTCCTGATTTGCAAAAACTGGAATCAGGGCAGGGTAAGGTTGCTTTGGTCTGGTCTATCGATGTGGTTGCTAAATATAACGATTGTAAGGCACGTCATGCTGCTATTGTGAAAGTCATTAAATAAGACTGAATGATTTACCAGAAAAGCAATATTCTAATAAAATAGATAAATGCCTTCAAATGAGGGCTTTGTTTATTATTAAAATAATTAATTAGTTATTAATTAATCCTCAGGATCCCCTCCCAACTAAAATAGTTCTGAGTCAGGTTTTGTCTGGCCATTGCCCATGCTCGACCATGCATTTTGCATGGGCCAATTGCTATTTTCTTATCTCCAAATCTCACCTTAACCTGCTCGAGGGCAGATTGAAGTTTCTCATTTTTCTCTATTTGAGTACCATCAGATAGAAGGTCATATATGTATGTCGATTTTGGCTCGATTGCGGTCAATATCACACCACATTTCTTAAACTCAACCCCCTCACAAAACAATTCATTCATTCGTTTTATTACCACTCGATTCATTACAGCTGCACAGTCAGTTGGCTCAGCAAATCCAATATTGATCGACTTGTTATAGAAAGGCCTGTTCTGGTCAAAAGGATTGGACTGAGCAAAAGCAATCACACAACCACAAAGAGATTCATCTTCTCTTAACCGCTTAACAGCGTTCTGCAGGTAATCACTCATTGCCTCAGATAATGATTCAATATCGGTTACCCGTGCGCCAAATGAGCGTGATGAAATGATTTGCTTCTTGGTTGGCGCAGCCTGCTCAAGTTCGATACATGAAATCCCTTGCAGTTCCATGACAGTCCTCTGCACGACCACTGAAAACAGTTTTCCCATTTGATGTGGATTAGAAGTGGCTAAATCAAGAACAGTATTAATACCTAAGTCTTTTAGTTTTTTACTATGCTGACGACCAACTCCCCAGACTTCGGAAACATCAATCAAACTCGAAAAATAATCTCGGTGCTTCGGATCCATAAGCACCAAATCACAAACACCATTGAAGCGTTTTGCTTTTTTAGCCATATGATTGGCAAGCTTTGCTTCGGTCTTTGATCGACCAATACCGACACAGACCGGTAATCCAATCCACCGCAAGATCCGCTGTCGCATATCTTGTGCATATTCTACCAGGTCATAATTTTCAGAATAGGCAGTAAGCTTTAAAAAGCACTCATCAATCGAATAAATTTCCTGTTCACCTGGCGCCACGTAATCAGCCAGAATCGAATGGAAACGTTGAGACATTTCAGCATACAAAGCATAGTTACTCGAAAGTACCTGTACATTATGTTTTTCGACAATATCCCGGATCTGGAATAGGGGAACACCCATCTTAATACCAAGATCTTTTGCTTCTTGAGAACGCGCAACTGCACAGCCGTCGTTATTTGAAAGAACAATGACCGGCACATCTTTAAGTTGAGGGTTGAACAGGCGCTCACAGCTTACATAGCAATTATTTACATCAATGAGCGCGTATATTTCATTGTTATAGCTCATCTGAATTTCTTGATTACATTTGTGACTACACCCCAGATTTCAAACTGCTGGCCTTCTTGGGGGTGAATGTCTGGATACTCCTCATTCTCAGCTTTCAACCAGCAACCCTTCGCATCAATAATCAGTCTTTTAACAGTAAACTCATTATCTACACAGGCAATCACAATATCTCTATGCTGCGCCTCTATGCTGCGATCTACGATAAGAGCATCATTGATATCAATTCCAGCATTCAGCATCGAAAGGGAATTTGCTCGTACAATGAAAGTCGCATTGGCGTTATTGATCAGGAATTCATTAAGATCGAGTTTCTTATCGATATAATCCTGAGCCGGTGAGGGGAAGCCAGCCTGAACGCGTTCAGTGACCAATGGTATTTCTATTTTAGTGACTGGGTCGAACTGACGGATATCAGTGATTTCACTTTCTTTTTTAAGGAATTTTAAGTATTCTTTGATATCAAGAATTTTAGATTCGGGTACTCGAATAACTTTAGTCTCTTCAGACTTTTTTCGACCTGCTCCGGCTCGAAAGCCCCCATGAGTACTGTTCATAACTTTACGACTCCTTGATTTATGTAACAATAATCAAGATTGTAAAGATTCAATAAAAATCAAACAAATAAAATAAATCTTTTAAATTCAAAGATGCGTCATAGAGTGACGCAAAATTATGATATTTCGGATGAACGGTTACAGTACTAATTGACTTGGTAAAGACTCTTAGTCAGAGCTGCACAGCTCATTCAATTACGACGAATGTGAATGTGGGGATATGTGTGAAGGCTCTTTAAGTGCGGGTTGTTCACTTGGATCTTAATATCCTTTCAAGGGTTTCTATTATTTCTGTTGTCTCCCTAAATGCTTTATTCGCTGAATACTCCTCATCAACCCAATGTGATTCTGCGCCATTCACATGATCTTCGTATCTAATTGCCGGGTGGTTTGCTAAAAGAAAATGTTTAAATGAATTAAGTTTCGATAAATTACTTATTTGCAGATTGTCCTTAAAATCTTTCAGTTCAAGCGGGCTATTCAGTTCACTCGTAAGAAATCTAAGGGTTTTAAGGCTTATTAATATTTTATTTAAATCTCTTAGTATGTGCTCGGCAAGATCAATATGGTAAGGATCATCATCTTTTTTATTATGTAATTCATACAAATACAAAGAAGTTTTATGCTCTTGGATGGTAAAATATTTAATGCACTCATTAATTTCACCTATGCAGTCTTTAATTTCTTGCTGAAGCCTGGAGTAAAGCTCAATCGAATAATTCTTCTTTTGAAGTTTGTGCGAATAAAAAGCCAATGCTCCGACAAAGATAAGATTAAGTACCGCAGCGAGCGCTTGTATTGATCCATTGTAGCTCTGCAAAAAATCCATCATTCCTTCCACTCGTCCACAATATCAGCCCAATCCTGCATCATCTTTATTTTCCAAGATGCTTATCATCAATCACATATTGTCCAAAACTATCTATCCAGCCTTGAATAGATGTCTCCCATACATAAGTACGGGTTTTAAGTTTCTTCACTATAGTCAGATCCTTGATACCAAAATGTGTACTTCCTTCCGGTAACTCATCCCAGTCTACTTTTCCATTCTCAGTAAACCAGTCTTCCCAAGCTAATTGGATATCATGAGCTACAAAACGTTTATTTGAATTATCCCAGGCGAATGGATTATTGCTATTTAACTTATTTACATGCAGGCGTTTAAAGTATTTATTGTTTTGGTGAATCTCAATGAATACATCCAGGTGCTTTTTAATGAAATCAAATTCAACATTAATTTCACTTTCATCTTCAAAGGCATCATCTTTATCCACCAATGCCATGTAGCGCTGTTTTTTACTCCATTCTTTGTAATAACTATTATAGTTATCTTCCGCAACACGGATCGCTTCCTCAAACTCTAATCGGGTACCGCGTTTTTTAAGATTCACATATCGCTTAAGGGTATTCCATGATTCATGAAGAGTGATAGTCTGCAGCTGAGGAATGGTAAAGCCATCTTCTGCATAACGGGTCGCAGCTTCATGGCGTAAATCATGGAAGCGCAAATCGCTAATACCACACGCATTACATGCCCGGGTAAAGTAAGTCGACACGGTACGCGTATTCACTGGAATTAAAAGATTCTTGTCATATCCCAAGGCAAGCATTCGATCTCGGACTTCTGGTTTCATAAACTCATCAATCATATTGATGGCTCTTGGTTCCATGTGAGCATACTTATGATTACCCAAGGATCCATTCGGATTCTTAGCATCTCTGACTAACCACTGACAATTCAGATCATCGTAATCATCCAGGCGCAATGAACACAGCTCATCTTCACGGCGGGCAGTGTAGAGGGCAAACCACATGATCAGATGCATCGGCGTTGAATTCTTGACACGTTTCCAGCTTTTATAAAAATAGTTGGTCAGCATCTGAAGTTCTTCAGCTGTTGGTAAGCGGTCACGCTGTTTTGAACGGGTGACGATCCGCGACTTCTGAAGGCCAATCATGGCTTTTTCAAATTCTATTAATACAGTCTCTAAAGGTTCGCCCCATACAAACTCTGCATGAACGATGACAGCCTTGATGTGGCTTAAATCCTTTAAGATGGTGGCAGGCGCGACACCATCAGTTCCTTTAACTGGATCGCCTTTTCTTCGCATAATTGCATAATCAGAAAAGTCTTGTCGTGTTAAAGAATAGATATTCTTCTCAGAAATATCTAAACTAGCGATGTGCTGTAGTGCTCCTGTTTTTGTCCTGGCAAAGCTGTCTGCTTCTTCCAAATACTGAAAAATGAACTCCCTGAGCGTTTTGTGCTTTATTTGCACCGCCGGATTCAACATTTTTTCAGGGTGCAATTCGATTTCTGCTTCCGTGCGTTTGATCCAGTCCTCAGCTAATGACTTTTTGCTGAAGGTCTTGGATTGTTTGAATTCAGGGTAGCCTTGACGTTGTACACGGACTTGAGCTCTATACCGGGTTGTGCCGTCTTTTGTTTGTCGCTTAGTGACTGTTCCCAT